TGCAGGCTGCACATTCTGACCGAGTGCAAGAGCACCGGCAAAATTCTCTGCAGATGCTTTCATTGCACTTAATGATCCCGAAAATGTAGTTGAAGCCTCATTTGCAGCAACACCGGTCAATCCAAGATTCTGCTGTACATCATGTATTGCTGCATAGACATCCCCGAGATTATCAATTGAATAATTCGTTGCTTCGCCTGTTGTCTGCTCATGCAGCTTTTCAGCATCAGACAATAACCGTTCCATTTCAGTCTTGGTGCCGCCATATCCTAACTTGAGGTTATCCAACATGGTGTAATTCTGTTTGGCAAAGCCCTGATAAGCCATCTGTATGGAGCTGACGTCAGATCCCATCTTTGCGGAGTTATCCGCCATATCCATGATGGCAGTATTGGCAGACTCCGCCGCCTTTACTACGTCGCCTCCAAATGCCTGTTTGAGCGATGCGCCGAATGATACTGCCTGTTCTGAATAATCATTTGCGGATATTCCGGCTTTTGCAGCTTCATCGGCATAGTTTCTTACAGTATCGGCTGCTTCTTTATAAAGAGTATCAACACCACCCATATATGACTGCTGCAGATCTGCGCCGGCCGATATTGCCTCTTTGAGACCTTTTGTAACTGCTGCTCCAATTCCTGCAGCAACGATAGCGCTCTTTATCTTACTGGCAAGGCTTGTCCCTGTTGCTGTACCGGCAGAAGATGCTTCACCGCTTAAGGCCTGTGTTAAGCTTCCCTGTATGCCTTGCATGGACGGCATGACCTGCACATATGCCCGTGCTATTGTTCCTGTTTCTGCCATTATTTGTGTTCACCTCCGGTAAGATGCTGCCATTCTGCTTCAAAGTCTTCCGCTGTGCGGAAACCTTTGTAAATATTGCTGTTCTTTTTACCGTAAATCAGATCATGTGCAATGAACTCTGGTTTATGTCCATGCTTCTTTCCACGCGACATAACATAAAGAATCGCTGTAAGGTCATCATGTATCATGGCCTCCAGCGATTCTCCTAGTTGTGCCTTAACTCCCTCTGTTCTCATATGGCATCTTGAATCTGGGCGAAGACCAGCCGCAAGCGTTGCTGCCTGACGCGCTGGAAGTGCTCTCCAGTTGAATATTCCATACGTTTCAGCAAAGTCACAAATCAACGCATCCTCGCTTATCCTGACATACTCTGTCAGGATTCCGAGTTTTTTATTGCATTGTCATCCCTGCAGAGATTGAAAATCTCAGTAAGTTCTGCGCTGATTTTTTCCTGCGGGACTATTTTGTCTTCATCTCTGACATGATCGTATAACTTCTTTTTCTGATCTTCTCCGAGAAGGAGCCTTACTATAGTGACCAGCTTCGTTCCATTGCCGTCACTAAGGTCGGCGATCGCGTCTACAAGCTCCATATTATCGAGAGCTCTCTTCTGTATACAGAATGCAAAACCAGATGTGGTCCTGCCTTTTATTACGTCTGTCTGTTTCAATGATCAATCCTCCCTGCAATTAAGCAGTTGCTGTGGTCTTGATGTACTCTGTGTGCGTGCTCCCGTCTACAGGAAGTGCAGATATGGTCGCATCATAGCCGACCGGATCAGAATCGTTGTACGTGATGTCGCCCAGATCACTGAGCATTCCATCAGGAATGACGATTCTCTTTACTGTATTGTCTCTAAGAACAAGATCAATGACCCAGATAGCTTCCTCTGCCTCTTCTGTCGTGACCTTGACTGTAAGACCAGTAGACGCCTCTCCTGTCACATTGGAAGAGTTGTATATTGCCTTCAGAACCTCTGCGTTCTTGGCCTCAATCAACGTCATCTCAAATGAGTCAGGTCTGCCCTTGGATGTTATAAGTACCGGATCACCGCCCCATGCATTTACTGTATCTGTATCAGGCGCATTGCTGTTTGTAACGCCATCCTCTGATACATAGCCAAGACACTTGTATGCAGCGTCTAAAGCTGTTACTGCATCAACAGGCAGTGCTGTTCCTAACGGTGCACGGAATATTGCGCCGGCAACCTTCGGCTTGCCTGTCGTTACATTAGATACATCATTCATCTTTTATTCCTCCTTAATCCATGTAAGTAATATTGAATGCCGCCTGATAGCGGTATTGTTTTGTTGTTGTGTCGGTAAAGTTCGTATCTGAATTGAGACTGCACGCAGACACGTTTGCTGTTCCTGTGATCCCGTCCATTGCCTTTTTTACTTTTTCGTTGAGCTCAGAAGCCTTATAGAGCGTCTTACCATAGCTCCGAATCGAAATGGTCGCATGTGCAATGTGATTCTGACCATATCCGCCTGCTTTTTCTACCGTAACGAATGGTATAAGGTCATCAAATGATCCTTCCGGCTTCTCCATATAAACATCAATGCCAAGTTTTTCCTTCAGGTAACTGCGAACTGTTTTTTCAATCATCATCCGAAATGCACCGCTTTCAGTAGTGTATTGTTCTCCATGTCAGCATGTGTCATATCCTGGACCACACGTGCTCTCGCACGATTCTGAAATACCTGTGTCTCAACGTGTGAATTGCCTGCTCTTCCAGCGATACTTTCAGCCTGAGAACTGAGTTCTGACATTACATCCTGAGATCTCAGGAAGCTTCTAATTCCCTGGCCATCGAGTTCAACTTTTAATTTACTCATATCGTTCAACCTCGATCTTCCCATTCCATGGAAGGGGCGTAGTCGTCAAAACAAGAGGCACGCCTATTGTTCTGTATGGCTTTCCTCTTATGATGACCTTTGTGTTATCCCATGTATTCGTATCACCTTTAGGAATACAGACCGTATATACTGACTTCTTCCCTGTAAGATTCAGTGTATCTGTAACGTCCTGGGCTGATGTCGGATATACTACTGCTTCAGTTACTTCTGTTTCTGTTTCTTCATAGACAGGCGCCCCGAAATCATCTTCACCTGTCTTGGCGCGCTGGATCAATGTTACAGTTTCAGTTGGAATCAGTGCCATAAATATCTATCACCCCGATTCTTTGCCTTCTAAGCCCAAGCGCAGACATCTCGTTCTTCATCAGAAAGATACTTCTGCCTGATACTAGTGGCGATACTGTCATTGAATAAGAGCCGGCCGTCTGCGTCATCTGTGTATATCCGCCGGATTCGTCAGTGTTCCTTTTCAGAGCGCGAAGCACAACATCCACGCACACCTGCTTTGCAATTTCAGCAAGATTCTGGTCAGCACTGATCATTGCGTCCAGATCTCTGCTTACAGATATTGCTGCTTCTCGCATTGCAGCTGACGCTATAGGAAGGAGCGCCGTTGCCTTGTCGGTTTCGGCTCTCGTAAGCGGACGTCCCAATGTTATGATGTCATTGATCGATGCGAAATCAGCCATCTTTCCTGTTCACTTTCCTTTTCGTTGCAGGCTTTGTCTTTGGCTTTACAGTTTCAGGCTTTGCCGTTTTAGGTTCATCTTCCGGCTTCTTATCGACAGTATCGGTGGAGACAGATACCCAGCCTCCGCCGCTGATAACACTGTTTACCTCGATAACAAGCCCCGTGCGCTCATTACGGTATTTCATTTACTCTCCCTTCAGGTCGCTGATGCGATTCTCGTAAAAGCAGCTCCATCAAGTATTCCCCAGCCGAGATATGTCTCGCAGCGGAGGTAGACCTGATTGTGTGCTTTGAGGTCTTCGCCTGACTGATCTGGATCGCCGTAAGGAATGATCTCGAAAGGAACTTCCTTTGCATAGCCCCACTTGAAAGCATTTGCAAAATCACCTACATAGCTTTTGCTTTTCCTGAAAATGTTACAGTGCCGTTCACGTCGCACGGGATACCCTTCAGGTTGCCCGGGTTTCCACCAAGAGCGAATTCCGGATACTGCTTCACGCCGTTTACCGTGAGGCTCCCAAGCGCTGTTGCAAATACCTTTGAAAGAGCATAGCCGGTGTTGTCATAATCGCCAAGTGCGGCGATGCCTGCTTCGAGATTTGCCTCAGGAGCTGTCGCATCATAAGTCACTGCTGTTACAGCAGTGTTCGTATCAAGGCTGTTCGTTCCGATGATAGTAGATGCCACTGAATCACGCGGATTAATTCCATGCATGACCATGATATCGAGACCTTTGGACACCTTTTTCGCATATCCGTCTGCAAAAGCAGTGAGAATATCGAGCTGTTTTTCTTCTGATGCGGTCATGAACTCATCAGTGACACGTGCACCATATTCTACCTTCAAAGGCATCATTGTGATGGGTGTCAATGTGATACCGCCAGTCGGCTTTGTTCCGCCTTCAGCTACGATGTTGACTTCTTTATCCATAGAGAACGTAAAGAGCTGATTCCCTGTGAATGCGATAGGGGTCTGGCTTGAAAGCATAGCGATTGAGCTGTGTCCCTTTACCTTGTTGAACATTTCAGTTACGAGTTCCTTGGGGAATGTTGTTCCCATAGTAAGTGCTGCCATTGTGTTATTCTCCCTTCATTTTGTGCAGCATTTCTTTGAATGCTGCGTTTTTTTTATCGCCTTTGGCCACATCTGTTTCAGGTGAAGCAAGTGGCGCATTGGGTTTGTTTGTTGTTTTGAGCAGTTCTGAAAGAGCTGTGGCATCAGCATCTATCTCTTCCTCAGTGCTGCCGTTAAGTCTTGATGC